AATGGTCACGCAAAGAATCTGCACTAACAGCAGAAGAAGCTGCGGCGATTGAAACTCATGGCTTATACAACTTGAAAGATTTCTTACCTAAGAAACCAAGCGAAGTTGAACTTAAAGTCATGAAAGAGATGTTTGAAGCCAGTGTAGATGGTCAAGCATATGACGCAGAACGTTGGGGCAATTACTACAAACCAAGAGGCGTAACAATCGTTACTGCTGAATCAGCTACACCTGTAGCACAAACAGCAACGCCAGCAGTGGCAGATGAGGAATTTGAATCCGCTCCGGCTGTAGTTGCTCCAGTGGTCGCAGAGGCTGCACCAGCGGCTCCTACAGCACCAGTTGCAACACCTCCAGCAGGTGGAACAGCACGTGCCGAAGACATCCTAGCGATGATCCGTAATCGTCAAAAGACTAACTAAGTAGTACAATTAGATGTTAAGTAGGATTGATGATATAATCTATCCGAACCGTTGTGAGGTTATAGAAATAGAAGCCTCACAACGGTACATCTACCCCATTTTTAAAAATGGCAGTAGTTCTTTATTAGAGCATGCTCGCCAACAAAATTATAAAATCTTAATAAACGAACAGATCGAAAGAGCTCCAATCATTGATGTAATATTAAGAGATCCCTTGTCTAGATTTATCTCAGGAATCCAAACTTTTGTACACAATGTTAAAAAAGAAAATCCATCATTGGACGTAGATACTATATTACATTTTGCAGAGAATTATCTATTCCTTAATAGACACTATGCTCCACAACTTAGTTGGATGATAAATTTGTCTCGATATGCAGATGCAAAATTAAGATTACATAATATGGATGCATTATCAACATTTACCCCATTAATTCGGGAACCCCACAAGGATATCCAATTTGATCAAACGGTATTAGACAGACTAAGTAACAACATACATAATGAAATGTATTTGCGATTAGATAACTTATTATTACAATTAATTGGCCAAGAACTAACATTTAAAGATATATTAACATATCTTAAACAACAAGACCCACATGCATATCAAAAATTATCATGCGTTGCCCTAGACTAGACCACTTTGTTCGTTTTAATCCCAACGGCAGTGTTAGTCGCTGCGGTCATATGGTTAATACACCAGAATTTACTACATTAGAGGAAATGGAATCCAGCTTATGGTTAGCTACAGTTAAACAGGAATTTGAGCAAGATCAATGGCCTAGAGAATGTATTAGATGTCAGCAAACAGAAAGTATTAGTAATTCTAGTATTAGAATAAATGCTATTCAGTTTGACCAACTACAAAAACAAGAAGACTATTTGTTAGTTGGTGGAGTACTAGATAATATATGTAATAGTGCTTGCCTAACTTGTAACGAAACCCTTAGCACATTAATTGGCGGATTGAAAAGTAAAACATATCCTATAGTGGATAATTCAAATAAATTTTGGGATTTACCATTGGATAGAATTGTACATTTAGATATCAATGGTGGTGAACCCAGTGCTAGTAAAAATTATAAAGATATACTGGCCAATTTACCTAAAAATATCAAGTCAGTTAGGCTTAATACAAACTGTAGTACAGTATTAGAAGAGTTGATACCGTTAACTAATCGTGGTGTTCATGTCACCGTTACAGTTAGTTTAGATGGAATTGGATCCGTACATGACTTTGTACGCTGGCCAATAAAATGGGAAAAGTTTTATAAGAACCTACTGGCATACAAAGCAATGCCAATCCAGTTAAATTTATGGACCACTGTTAGTGCGTTAAACATAGATGATCTACCAAATATTATAGAATTTGCTAAAAAACACAATATAGATCACAGCTATGCTTATTTAAAATTGCCAGCAGAATTGGCTGTTGAAAACAAAGGCACACCAGAATCATTGGCATACATACAAGAGCAAAAGCGATTAAGAGGTATAGAATGAAAATAGCAATTACAGGACATAGTGCCGGAATAGGGCAAGCATTGTCTACTATTTACACAGAACAAGGGCATGAGGTTGTCGGACTTAGTCGTCGCAACGGATATAATATTCGTAGTTTACCTAAAGTAGCAGGTATGATAGAACCCTGTGATATGTTTATTAATAATGCACAAGTAGGATTTGCACAAACTGAATTATTTTGGGAAGTATGGAATCGTTGGAGAGGACAAAATAAAACTATCATCAACATCAGCACGCAGATGACTAACAACAGTGTAGCCCCTAGGGAAGAATGGGATCAATATATAATACAAAAAAAAGCACTAGAGTTGGCACATACGCAATGCCAAGAAAGATCACTACTGCCAAAATTAATATTAATTAAACCTGGGGCAATAGCTACCCAACCCGGACAACTACCTCCAGAATATCAAGATGTCGATGCGTATGCACAGGAAACTACAGAGTATATCAATGGACAGTAAAGAATATTTAACCAATAAAAAGTTTTGTCCTATCCCGTGGACTGGATTTATGTACAACTCAAACGGTGACGTCCTTAATTGCATCCGTGGTCAACTGCCTATAGGAAATCTTAAAGATAATTCAATACACAACATATTAAAAGACAACACAGAAACTAAAAAGAATATGCTCAAGCATACTGATGGACTGGGATGTCATGTTTGTTATGATCTCGAAGGTGATAAGAAAGGATATGACATGATCAGCGATCGCATATTCTATCTAAAAGAATTAAAAGCAGTTGATAAGGCATTATATGATAGTGTCGATAACTTCGATCTACATACAGTAGATATACGATGGAGTAATGTCTGTAATCATGCCTGTGTTTACTGTTCATCAGATTATTCAAGTAAATGGGCCAGTGAACTTAAAATAACAACTGAAGCTCCCCCAATAGAAAGAGTTGCAGAGCTTAAACAATTAGTATTTGATCGTGCTGACCAACTTAAACATGTGTATATGGCAGGCGGTGAACCTTTATTAATGAAAGAAAATCTAGAACTATTAGAGATACTACAACAAAAAAATCCACAGGTTAATCTTAGGATAAACACTAATTTAAGCAAGACCGGAACACGAGTATTTGAAAAGATATGCGAATTCCCTAATGTACATTGGACAGTAAGTGTTGATGAAATGGGTGCAGAATTTGAATATGTGAGATATGGTGGCGTATGGGCGGACTTTTTAGATAATTTAAAACAAATCAGGAAACTCGATCATAAGATAACATTTAATATGTTACATCATTTACTAAACTATCGGTCACTATTTGATACTGTTAAATTTTTTAAAGAATTGGGTTTCCATAATAACAGTTTTGTTATAGGAGCACTATTACAACCAGATCACCTAAACATTAGACATTTACCAAATACTATGCTACAATCAGTTGAGCGAGAATTACAAGACTGGATTAACCAGAAACCAGGATTTTTACTTGAAAACGGTCTAAGAAATGTGTTACAATATATAAAAACACCCACAGAAAAGAATATCGAATATTGTTTAGCAGAGATAGCAAAGATGGATCAAAGACGTAACATTAACAGCAGAGCAGTATTCACAGAATTATATAATTTATTAGAGAGGCAATAAACATGGCAAAACCATTTGATATATCAAAGTTTAGAAAGTCAATTACTAAGTCGATCGATGGGCTCGGTATTGGATTTAACGATCCCACAGATTGGATTTCAACAGGCAACTACACATTAAACTACTTACTATCTGGCAATTTTGAAAGAGGAATCCCAATGGGTAAAGTAACAGTGTTTGCCGGTGAGTCGGGCGCAGGTAAATCATTTATTTGTAGTGGTAATATTGTAAGACATGCACAAGAGCAAGGCATTTATGTAATCTTAATTGATACAGAAAACGCACTTGACGAAGCATGGTTACACGCACTTGGTGTGGATACTACAGAAGATAAACTACTTAAACTTAACATGGCTATGATTGATGATGTGGCTAAAGTTATCAGTGACTTTGTTAAAGAATACCGCACACTGCCTGAAGAAGATCGCCCAAAGGTATTGTTTGTATTAGATAGTTTAGGTATGATGTTAACTCCAACAGACGTTAATCAGTTTGAAGCAGGTGAGATGAAAGGTGATATGGGTCGTAAACCTAAAGCACTTACAGCACTGGTCCGTAACTGTGTGAACATGTTTGGTACATTGAATCTTGGATTAGTTTGCACGAATCATACATACGCATCACAAGACATGTTTGATCCAGATGATAAGATATCAGGTGGTCAAGGCTTCATCTACGCAAGTTCGATCGTTGTTGCTATGCGTAAACTTAAACTTAAAACAGACGCTGATGGTAACAAGACCACAACAGTTAACGGTATCCGTGCTGCTTGTAAGATCATGAAGACTAGATATGCTAAACCGTTTGAAAGTGTACAGGTAGAAATTCCATATGAAACTGGTATGAGTCCTTACAGCGGTTTAACAGACATGTTAGAAGCTAAGAGCCTGCTGGCTAAAGAAGGTAACAGTTTAGTTTATACCTTTGCTGATAAAAAGACTATTAAACAATTCCGCAAAGCATGGGAACGTAATGAAGATGGTTGTTTAGACAAAGTGATGAAAGAATTATCATCTAATGTAACTTTACTAAGCACGGAATCAAAAGTAGTCGAAGAAACAGACGAGGAGACAGCAGAATGAGCATCGAATTAGATATCGCCAGTGAAGTTTGGCTTACTTGTAAAGAGTATATCAATCCCAAAGATCGCCAAGCCGCAGCAGATCATGTTATTAGTGTTGCGGCTGATCACAATATCACTGAAAGTGAACTTAAAACTTTTGGTGGTACTGATGCTTATTTAGGCCGTGCTGTTAAAGAATATCTCGGCGATGAAGAAGATCAAGCCATCGCTGATGAAGAAGATGACGGTGACGATTATTAATGTCTGATAAGTATTTTCCTATTAGGACTGATACGTCATGTCAATTGAAATGGGCATTTTCAAAAATCTTATTAAATCATGGGTTGACATCTAGCTGTCATAGAGTTAAAAATCATAAATTTGATATTGATACATTTAATTTTCATAATACTCCTGAAAAAATAGATCAACGAAAGACCATGTTAGATGGTCTTTGGCCACAAGATGGATGCGATCAATACTGCGGCAAAATAGAAAGAACAGGCCAAGGACAAAGTGATCGGCAATTTTCTTTAAACGTTCCTAACGTAACACCGGTAGAGTTAGATTCTGATCCCTTTGCTACTAGTATAACTCCCACAACTTTAGAGGTTTATGTTGACAACACTTGCAATTTAAGTTGTGTATATTGTATACCAGAATTAAGTTCTCGTATACATAATGAATTGAAAAAATTTGGGCCTTTTAGTAAAAATGGGTTAATATTAGAAACTAACCATCATCAGATTAGTAATTACGATGAAATACAAGAAAAATTTTGGCAATGGTTAAAAACCAACGGATCGAATCTAAAAAGGTTACAATTATTAGGAGGTGAACCCTTCTATCAAAAGCAGTTCGATATGTTTTTAGAATTTTTTGAAAATAGACCCTGTCCTAATTTAGAGTTTAACATAGTTACTAATTTAATGATATCCAATGACAAGTTAAAAGGATATATAGATCAGATTAAAAAACTAATTGCAACTAAAAAAATTAAAAGATTGGATATAACAGCCAGTATTGACTGCTGGGGCTCCCAACAGGAATTTGTTCGATATGGAATTGATCTCAAACAATGGCAAGAAAATTTTGAATACCTATTAGAACAATCTTGGATAATCTTAAATATTAATAATACTATTTCTGTATTAACAATAAAAACATTACCGGAATTGTTGATTCTTTTATCTCAATGGAATAAAAAAAGACCAATTGGGCATCATTTTACTCAACTAGTTGACCCTAGTTATATGGCTTTAGAAATATTAGGACCCAATGAATTCCAAGAAGATTTTTTAGAAATTTTACAATTGATGGAAACAGATGCTTGGCAAGCTAGCCAAGCAAAAATGTATATGACGGGAATAATTGCAACTATCCAAAATTCAGTGTATAATAAAGACGAAACAATAAAATTATTGACGTTTTTAGATGAAATGGATCATCGTCGCAAAACCAATTGGCGTGAACTTTTTCCGTGGTTAATTAAATATGAGGCATTATGTGGTATTCAAAAGTAGTAGCTAGTCTTAATTCAATACCTGATTTCATACAACACTATGAACAGGAATTAGAAGAAGCACGACGAGAAGTTGCTGTCTATGGTAACATAGAGAAAAATCTCGCTGGCCTGCCCGGTATAACTGAGCGTCGTTTCAATCAACTACAAGAGGTTGAAGCGGTGCTCAATTACCTTAATATTAAACTGCGTAAGATACGTAGGACACACTTCCAAAAATATCTAGAAAACTATCAGCGGGCACTAACGTCACGTGATGTAGAAAAATACGTAGACGGTGAAGACGAAGTCATTGACTTTGAAACAATTATCAATGAAGTAGCATTACTGCGTAACAAATGGTTGGGTATCATGAAAGGTTTAGAAAGCAAAAACTTTATGCTAGGACACGTGACACGCCTAAGAACAGCAGGCATGGAGGACGCATCAATTGGCTAATAGACACGCAACACATATATTAGAAACAATTCGACAATATGATACGTTCCTTGAAAGTATACGCACAGTTGCAGATATGGGTTGTGGAGTCGGAGAAGATACCCATTGGTGGGCCACATTAGAAAACTATAATGATCCCCCGGAACCATACAACTTTAATTGTTTTGCTGTAGATAAAGATCCGGCTAAAATATCTCAAGTTCCTACACTTAAAAATATCAATAAAATATGCGACTCATACGACAAGGAAAATCTATTTCCTATTAGCATAGATCTAATGTGGGCACATGATAGCCTGAACTACAGCACAGATCCTTTAAAAACTCTGCGCATGTGGAATAGTTATATGACCACCAATGGTATGTTGTTGATATCGATCCCACAGTATAATGGAGTTGAATATAATAGATACTACAGTAGGACTTATAATGGTTGCTATTTCAACTACACTCCTACTAGTTTGATCTATATGTTGGCTGTCAATGGATTTGATTGCCGCGATGCTTATCTATTAAAGAAATTTGGTGATCCTTGGATACAGATGGCAGTATATAAAACTGATATTTCTGTAATGGATCCCGATACTACCAACTGGTATGATCTAGCTGATAAGAATTTACTACACCCTAGTATAGTGTCTAGTATCAATACACACGGCTATTTGAAACAAGAAGAGATTCTCATGCCGTGGTTAGACAAAGAAAACTATTTCATTGACTATGTTAGTCAATGGCACCCCGCACCGGGAACTGAAAATCTTACTCCTACGATTGATGGTGTGTTTAATGAAACAACACAGTCGACTGAAACTACCATCAAACAAAAAGCCGCAGTGACCAAAGAAACACAGTTGCTTAAACCTTTAAAAGTTAACTCCACACCTCCTCCAAGAAAAAGCTATAAATCAAAATGATCAATCGAGTAGTATTATGCACAGGTGGCTTTGATCCCATACATTCAGGACACATAGAATACTTAAAAGCTGCAAAGGCGTTAGGTAATATACTAGTTGTTGGGGTCAACAGCGATGCTTGGTTAACACGTAAGAAAGGTCGAGCATTTATGCCTGGTCCGGAACGTGTTGCTATCATTGAAAATCTCAAGTGTGTTGACGGTGTCATCTTGTTTAATGATGATGACGATACTGCTTTAGAAGCTATACATAATGCTAAAGAACTTTACCCTAACAGCCACATCATCTTTGCTAATGGCGGTGATCGTACTAAAGATAATATTCCCGAAATGGAGGTTAAAGATGTAGAGTTTGTGTTTGAGGTCGGCGGCGAGGATAAAAAAAATTCAAGTAGTTGGATCTTAGAAGAATGGAAGTCACCTAAGACTATACGTCCCTGGGGCTACTATCGCATATTATATGAAGTACCAGGCACTAAAGTTAAAGAACTTACTATAGAACCCGGTAAAACATTAACCATGCAACGGCATTATGATCGCACGGAAGAATGGATGATTGCTGATGGACGTTGCATGGTTGAACAACACGCATTGCCGTCAAATCAGTTAATCCAACTACCGTTAGCTAAACATCAAACGCATCATGTCAGCGTTGAGCAATGGCATAGATTGTTTAATCCCTATGATATCCCCTGCAAAATAGTTGAAATACAATACGGAATAGACTGCAACGAAGATGATATAGAACGTAGATAAATACTATATCATGAAAATTAGCGAGTTAGAACTACAAGAAGCCAAAGGTTTTTTTGGTCGACGACTAGGTGATCCATACGTTCACACTAGTGGTATCACCGCCGAATTTAAACAAGTAACCCCATTTCCACCCTCTAAGCAAGGTGCATACGCTAGCGCAGAAGAGCGCGATCAGTATATTGCCAATCTAGAAAAGAAAGTGCTCAGAGATAAAATCCTATGGGTTAATAATCCTGGTAATAACAAAGCATTTGCAGTAGCGCAATTACAGACCAGTGACGGTGATGCTGTATATTGGGGTCGTTATATCAACACCACTCAAGGCGTGCTTACAGGTAAATGGGCCAATAATGAAATACCTGCAGGTTGGAAATTAAATACAGCAACATCACAAAAACTAGCCACAGGCTATGACCCACAAACATTAGTGGGAGTAGGTACAAGTTTCCCCAACGTTGATCAGGCTCTGGTTACTATCAAAGGCAAACTAGTTAACGTCCAACATGAACAACAACTAACCCAAGCGTTAGACGCAGTCCGTCAAGGACAACTGCCAGTATTTAAAGGTATGGCTAGCCAAATGCCAGCACTGCGTGATTACTTTGGTGAGATCTTAACTCCGGTGGCCCTAGCCAGTGGTGCCATCAGCGGCGACGCTGATCTAGCACGTAAAGATATTTTGAATTCACCATATGCAAAATGTAAAGTGCGTTGGCCAATGAGTAAGACACATAACTTAGTTGACAGCGTGTTTCAATCAGCCAAGGGTGCAGATCTTGGCATCAGCAGTAAAGGCGGTGCAGGTGCTAAAGCCAGTGCTAAAAATATCTATGATGCCATTGAAAAAGCAAGGACTACTAATCCACAACTAATAAAAACCTACAAGAAAGTAGTTAACGCTATCAATATTATTAATACTTTAACAGCTTTAGATGCGCCCCTTGAATTAGGCGTAGCATTTGGTATTATTGATGCACGTACCTCAGTAGATTGCCGCAATATGATTAACACTGGTGTTAATCGACTACCTGCTAAGTATGCTAAATTATGCAGTAATTTTTCTCCAGAATTAACTAATAAAAACTATAACGCTGGTTTACACTTATTAAGTAGCATAGCCAAACATGTGGCTAATAGATTAAATGCTATACCAAATATGAGCGAAGGAATAAAGGCGTTTATGAACCAGTCTAGTATCGTTCAAATTTATCTTGACATGAAAGTCCAAGGTCAAGACGCAGTGGTCACTGGATTCCGTTCGATTTACCCACCAAACTTTGAAGGCACAATGATCATTGATGCCGGGAAGAGTTATTATGCAACAATGAAACCCAGCAAATTTGCTTTTGGTTTCAAATAATCTGTTGACCTTGTTATAAATTCCTGTTATACTTAATTGTAAATTCAATCACTTATGGAGTATTCAATGAAAGCTATAAACACCGTAGAACGATATAATATTGACAACTGCATCAAACCATTTGAAGGTAATAGATTTCAAATGATCTTAGCAGGCGCTTTGCGTGCCCGTGAGATTGCTACTACACGTAATATCGCAGACAAAAACGGTAATCGTAAGCCTTACCCAAATAAATCAGTGGTTGAAGCTTTGTGTGAAATCGACCAAGGTGCTTTTGGCGCAGAATATTTAAATAAACTCAAATAGGAAATAATATGGCTAAAACTAATGCAAATTTTAACATGTCACGGGTGACAAAATATAAACTAGCCGGATATACTGATCCGGTGGCCCGTAACTTTTATAAAAAGATGATGATCGATGCTGAGGCTGCATTAATGGCCGCAAAGAATCGTAAATTCAGTGATCCAGCATCAGCACAAAAAAACAATAGAAATAACGCAGAATCTACAACATAGAATAAATATTATTGCAGCGCCAATAACTAAATTGACGCCGGTATCTTAGACGCTTGGGGTGTGTTACCCTTTTACTGTTGTAAAACAACATAACGCCGTCCGTATGTAGGTCTTCTACTAGCTAGCTTATTAATTTTTAAGAGAATACGTATGACCAAACAATCTATACATCTAATATTTTTAGGGTTATATGCCCTGATCTCTGCTGGGTTGATAGCATTATTATCCCCCGGTTGGACTATGTCTGCGGTATTGGTTAGTTTACCGATACTATATATATTATTTGAAACTAAAATATATACCAATGACAGCAAGGTAAAAATCGCACAGGCTATTGCTTATGCGGGCAGTGCAATTACTTTGATATTTTTCTTTGATTGGAAATTATTTTTATTAGCACTAATCGGCGGCTGGCTGTTGTTTGGTATTGGCGTTAGTATTTGCTTGCACAAGTGGGCGAGTCACAGGACATTCGCACCTAAAAATATGTTTTGGAAAACAATTATATTATTTTTTGGTACATTATGCACACTAGGCAGCACGATTAGTTGGGCCGCCGGGCATCGCGAACATCATAGATTTACCGATAAAGCAGGTGATCCACATCGACCTGCAGGTAGT